GTTCCATAGTTGTTTAATCTCTGCAAGCTCTCCCTGCTTAAACGCATTTTCACCATATTTGCCAAAAAAGAAATCTTCAAGTTCATCCTCTGATTCTGAATTAATAATCGCGCCTATGATTTCAGCAGAAGATACGGTTCTACCGTCTTCGAGCGTAATATCATCTGCAACAATATCTGAATCCGGATTTGGAGACATTGCTTCTTCTTTAATAAAGTCTTCAAATAGTTTTAAGTATTTCATAACATATTTATCTTTTTTAGAATCCTCCCATCATATCGTCAGCTGGTTCTTCACCTGCACTTTCAGATTCCTTTTTCGCCTTAGCTGCCTTATTAGCTGCCAAGTCATCTTCAGATATTTTAAGGTATTTTTTAACAAGGAAGTCCATATCAAAAAAGTATTCTTGTTCCATTGTTTCTGGATTATCTTCAACAAGCCTGTCACGCATTTGACCAATAAAGTCAAGACGACGTTCCATAATCTCATAATTTTTAAGTTCAGCAAACACATTCTCTTCATTAAACCTTAACGAAACTTGTGTTTTAAATTGTGGATCGTTTTCAAACTCAGGATATTTCAAACACATCTGTATGTACAGTGGTTTTACAAGGATCTCTTGGAAAACTGACCTTAAGCGCTTAATAAACTTTGAAAACTTAATCTCATCACGAATCATTCCATCGGCAGCTAGGTTAAAGTCTCCACCTCCGTCTTCATATAAAAATCTTGAGTAAGGAATTTTAGAAACATGTTTTAATTTATCAGAGAAGTATTTAAGAGCTTCTGTATCTGAAAGGTCTGGACCGTCTCCGCCGAGTGTTTCAATTTCAGGAGTTTCACCTTCTTTACTTGGTAACCAATATTCTTTATTAAACTGTAACATTGGTTTACCATCAGTTTGTAATGTGCCACTATCCCAATCAAAATCAACGCTTTCTTTATATGAATGCATCAATTGTGCCAATGACTGTTTTGCCCTAGTCTTTGATTTACCACCAACTGGAATAATAAACTTCATCCTAAAGCTTGAGTTTGTGGTTGCCCATATCACTCGAGTGTGTTCCATAATACGCAGTAAGTTAAATGCTCTTACTAATCGTTCAATATATGAAACTCTACTTGCTGTTGTAATTGAAGAATATGAAATATAAATGACTTGAGAATCATATAATTTTCTCTCTTTTACTGGATCGTCTTTGTATTGAACCCAAACTTTTTTACCATCTTCATGATTATATCCTGGAACAAGTGTAACTGGATCAAGTTCTTTAAAACCAATAATGGTTTTTTGATCTGGTGAATAGACAATTTCAAAGGCAAGATAACCATCAACCAGGAATTTTCTATAATAATACCACGCTGATTGATCTGATGTGAATCCAAAATATTGATAGATTTGCTTAAAGTATTTGTTGAGATCCTTTTCAACATTTTCACTAACTTCCATCCCGATAATTTCAGGAGCTGCAAAAAAGTTCTTTTCATCATAAACTATCGTTTCATCACACATAATATCGAGAATATCCTCGATCTCATCGTTAAGTGAGAATCTGCGAAGTTCATCACGCTTTCCAACGTAATCCTTGTCAAAAAATGGAATGTTCTTCTTTAAGTTAATGTCTGTCATTGAAAGGGCTGCAAACGCCCCATAAATGTCGTCATTGTCAAATCCCATTGGATTCATCTGACCATAACCGATCATGTCCTCCATTGGGCCAATTGATTGTGACTGTCTTAGTACTAAATCATCGAATCTCATACCAAATGAAGATAGATTCTTCAGTGATGATGAAATTCTAAACGGTCTTTTTCCAGTACTTAATGGTCCATTTCTATCAGTAAATCCTGCCATTTTCTTACTATTATATTCTTTTTTATATATTCTTTAACTTCCAAGATGCTTTCTAAACATTGCTTTTACCTTGCCGACTGTAGTTCCATTTAAATCAATGAAGTCGCATAGGGCGATATTAGCCCAATTCTCATACGCAACCACTGCCTGATTTGACTTTAAATTTGGTATGTATTGTCTGATTGCAAAATCAAATCCATATCTCTTTAAGAATCCTTTAGCACCCCCATACGATAATCCAATTTGACCTTGTAATTTAGCATCTCCAGTGCTTGATCCCATCGTTTTAGATTTAATTTGACCTGCCATTCGATCATATACAAAATCTAATAGCTCTTCTTTAACACCAATTGGTAATAAATTTAGATTAATACCGACATCATTACCTTTATATGGATCTAGTGCTAAAACAACAGGATTCCGATCCCACCATTCTAGCCGATCTATGCCCTTTGGTGTTTTATATTCAAATACATAAATTTTACCTGGTCTAAAGCGCTGACCTGTTGAAGCAACTGATCTTTCGCTTCTTTTATTCTTACCGGTAGTATACCAAGAATGTGCCTTTTTTCTAGCAAGCAATTTACCGCCAGCTTCTCTGCTTAATTTGCGTATTTGTCTTTTAATTTCACCCATTATTTAAGAGATTTTTCAGTAAGAACGACAAACCTCCAGCCGCGTTCTTCTGCCCATCGCTTAGCATACGCATATTTATCTCTATTTTTAACAAACTGTTCTGCAAGAAACTTATATGATGCCAATGCCTTCTTAGAATTCTTTTTAGGTGGCTGTGGCTTTTTAATCTGCTCAGATGGCTTAATTTCAATTAAGAATTCCTCATAACTATCTACCTTTTGTACCTTCATATAAAAGTCTGGATAGTATCTACGTTCTTTTTTATCGAGCGTTGACCAATATTTAATTTCAACAGGCTCAGATGACCAATGGATAACGTCATCTCTACTGTCACATAAAACCATAAACTTACGCTCCCATGAGGAACGAAAGATGATTGGGGTTTTGCCTAAATACTTATTTGGATATTTGGGTTCATAGTAACCCTGAATAAACCCTGAATTTTTGGTTGGCTTTACGTTTTTTATTGACATTAAATATTGAATAGTCCACCTTCCTCACCATAAGATCCACCTGACTTATCGAGGCTTAGGGTTGACTTATATTTTTTAGGGTGAATTTTATTCCAGCCTTTTGCATAGCCACGTTTTGCAATCTCAGTAAAGTATGCAAATGCATTTTTATATTTTGGGTTAAAGTTTCTCCAGTATTTCAAGAGATCCAATAATGCAAATTGCAAGCAATCTTGCCTATCGTCTTCACTAACATACGTTAGTTTACGAATTGCACGTTCAGCTAAAAGCACTAGCATCTTTTCAGCTTCTCTGGTCAATTTGTCCTGTTCTTTTGATAAAACAATCTGATCATATAGATCTTTGTTGTTTAAGTATTTTTTAGTTCTTTTTGCCACCTTTTGAATTTATTTTTATATTATACGAAAAAAAGGCCAATTGTTTCCAACTGGCCTCTATAGTCTTATTCTAAGAATAGGATCTTAAATTGAATCATCAGCATTCAGATTAATATGTCTCTTAATTACTTTCATTGGTTCTTCTTTAACCATAACCGTAATCATATCATCCTTTGATGCTGACGTATAATCTAAAGCGTCAACTTTAACTTGTGTTCCTTCAGGGGCTCCATCATAATCAGCGTCTAGTGTAGCATTCATGTAACCGTCATTTTTGGTTAGTTCATCGTTTTCTAAAATTCTAACAATGGCTTCAAACTTTGCAATTTCACCATTAATTAGTTTATCAGCCTCTTTAATTTCCATAATATTTTTGTTTGCATCGGCTAAGATATTTTTCTGGTCCTTTAAGAATGCGATTAACTCATAGGTCTCTTGCAATTTCGCATCAATTTTAGACTTCAACTCTTCTTTTGATGTCAATATATCTTCAAATAGAAATGAAAGATCCTTACCTGTCCTTTCAACAATATAATCAATTGTTGCAATTGGTGAAAATTCTCTAAACTCTTCAAGTTTTGCGCCTGTATTATTTCTAAACGAATAACCCTTATCTGCTACTCTAAATGTAGAATACTTAACGTCGCCATCAATTACTTCAACTAAGTTTTCAACAACTGTAAATCCATTAAAGTTTTTAGCTGCAATTTCAAACGCGGTTAAAATGTCTTTATTTTTGTAACTAATATGTCCTGTTGCAAATGCTTGATCTGCAAAATCTTCAAGTACAACCTCTCTATTATTGGCATATGCTTTATTTTCATTTACGTCAAACGAATATTTAACATATGTTGCAGATTTCTTTAGTTCTTGAATTTTATTTTCAAGCGAAGCAATCATTGAATCAGCTTCAGAGATAGCAACTTCGTTATTTGCAAGCTTGTGTTCCTTTCTAAGAGATTTAACATTACTTAAATTTTCATTAAGATCTGCTAACTCTTGTTGATTTGCAACTGACTCTTCTAATTTATCTTTCTGTAACTCTTCAGAAATAGAAGTTACAAAATGCTTAATTGAATTTGCCTTAATGTCATAGTAGAATTCAATACCATTTTCGTTGATTGTAAAGTTTTCAAGTGCCCATGCAAGTGTTGATTCTAGTCTCGATGGATTTGTTAAAGTAACAGTATCTTCGTTGATCTCAAAGAATCTATTTGCAGAATAAACCCTGCTTACATTATTCTCCTTAAGACAAACTGTAAAAATATTTTTGCTTAATGTTGCCATTTTATTATTTTATGATTTTCTTTATATATCCTAGTTTCATTCTTTAAATGGAAGGTCCCTACCGGTAACGCTATAATTATCTCCTAGAATTGATGCTGAGGTCTTTCCGCTGCCATTATTTCCAACACTACCTATTTCAAACATTCTATTACCCGCATGTCTCTCAGTGCTAAAGTCAAATGATGGAATAAATGAATTAATTTCAAGTGCAAACGTAATTCTAAAGTCTTCCTTTTCTCCAAAACCAAATTCAACTGGCCTCTCCATTGAATAGTCATCGGGTACCGCATACTCTGATGATATTCTATATAGCCCTTCCTCTAAGTGACCAACCTCAACATTGTAATAGTTTGAACGATACATTTTTTTAATGATTGCTTCAGTAACTTTAAAAATGTCAAGTTGACTCGATAGTACGATATTAACATCAACACCTATTACAATTGGTATCATGTCGAATTCTGCCATGTAACTCTGCATTGTACCATTTTGATCTAACTTAGCATAAAATCCTTGATTTCTCTTATTAACCAACTTAGAAGGATCAACGTTTAATGATGTTATATTTAAGACTCCTCTTGGAACCTGATCATAATTACCATCAGCAACATTATTATCTGGCACACAATCAATACCCTGTGCGGTTGAAAACAAAAAGCTATCTCTTAAAAAGTTTTCATCACCAGTTACTGAATAATAGAATGGCACATCAACATCAACTCTTTCTTCGTTTGATAGCTGTCTATGAAAGCTAAGCTTATCGTTTAGATCTGCTAATAAACCAATGATTAGGTGTCGAATCACACTATCATCGCGATTAAACCGCAAATTATATGATGCCATATGAATTTATTTTTTTAAGTGATTTATATATCTTACTCAATTCGTTCAATATCGAGCTTTGAGAAGCCATTCTCTCGATAGATTTGAATCTTTTTATCAAACATTTCATGTGGCAAAACTGAGTGATTTATAACGAACGTGTTGATTTTATTCTCTTTAATTACTTGACTTAAAATCTTTAGTATATTGTGTACGCCATCTGCATCTACTGAACTTAACAATTCATCAAGGAATAGTAGATTTAATTGTGGGAACCTCAGCTTCAATATTTTTATAATTGCAATAATGACAATAAAGTCTGCCTTCTTACGCTCACCGGTTGACAGAGTCATTGGGTTAATCTCCTCACCTAAATGATTAATAATACAGTTAAACCTTTCATCAAATTTAATATGAAATGGCAGGTGCATTGTTTGAGTCATGGCTGCAATATTTGTATTTAAGCCTGGCAGGATAGTCTTAACTGCAAGGTTTTTTACACCATCTTCACCTAAAATAGTCTCAATTATTTCAGTAAATTGGTATTCATTTTGTAGCTTACTTGACTCACTTGATTTTTCTGCCTCTTTAACCTCAAAATCATCGATTAGCTTTTTTAAATGCTCAAACTGATCGCCATCAGAGGTCTCTTTAATCTTGACCAATTCATTCTTTAGAGATTGCATATCGTATTTAATCTGAGAAGCCCTTGACTCAATATCTTTCTTTTGAATATTTAGTGCATCAGCCTTTGTCTTTGCATCATCCATAATTTCTTTTTGCTTTCTAATCTCAGCAGTATGCTGTGATAGTTGAGACTGATACTTATCTAATTTTTGAGAATGCCATTCACTATCTAACTTTGTTTCACATGTTGGGCAATGGCCACCCTCATATAATTCAATCTTCTTTTTGAGGTACTCTATTTCATGTTTTAATGAAGATGCATTGCTTCTTGAAGCCTCGTGCATATCTTTAAAGCTTCCAATCTGTGCAGTAATTTCGTCACTTTCAATCTTTAGCCCTTTTGTGTGTTCATTTAATTCAACAAGCTCTGCCTTTAGCTCTTCAATCTTTTCTTTATTCTTTTGCGTAGACTCTTCTAATAAAGTATTTAACTTAGCTCGAACTGAAGAAATAGAATCCATAATCTGGGCTAATTCTGCGTCATATGCACTAATATCTGCCTTAATGTTTCTACGCTCTTCTTTAATCTTTTGTTGCATTTCATTAAGCACAGAAAAGCCAAACATCTTATCAATGATTTGTTTCTTATCCGAATTGTTCATCGTTAAGAATGACTTAAAATCATTAATTGAAAGAATAATAATATTTTTGAATACATGATATGGCATACCGAACACCTCTTCTTCTAAGTACTCTTGTACGCTCTTTTTACCTGCCTTATCAAATTCAACCCCATTTATCTTAACTGTAAATATACCAGGATCAAGGCCTCGTTCAATATCAACGTCCATTGAGCCACAGCGTAGCTTAATCTGTACCCACAATTCACGATTAATTCTATTTGGCAGGTCGCCAAGTTTTACACCTTCAACTTTACCGTATAGTGCAAAGATAATGGCGTTTGCAATCGTTGTTTTTCCGTGTCCGTTTTTACCAAGTGTTAGGAATAGTTCAGAGAATTCATTTTCAAATTCTATTCTTTGAACTGCATTTCCATAACTTGCAAAATTCTTAAATGCAATTGAATCTATTCTCATCGATCAATATCATGGTTATATGCACAAAGATCGTGCAATTGTTTTAACTTATATTTAAGCTTTTGTTTCATCTCATCGTCATAATGTAAATTGTCGACATATGAATTACAAAGACTTAATACGTTATAGTTTTTGTATATTTCTTCATCAAGGTCATGAAAATCCTTGTCAATAATGTCATCGTCTTGATAAATATTTGGCTCAAGCTTACGACCAACGTTTTGAATTTTATTGATTAGTTCTCCAAGTGCGCTTGATGCTGCAATTTTACTTGGCACGAATATATCAACAAAGTTATTCTTAATTTGCTCCTTAAATTCACCTAGAGGTACATCATATAACTTTGTGATGTTATATTTTAGGAATTTAGGTGATATATCATTTGGAAAGAAAGTCTCTTGCATGTTATCTAAATCAACAAGATCAAAGCCTTTTTGATTACCGCGGTCTGAGCGCGTCAATTCGTATGGAGTTCCGACCATTAGTAGCTTTTCCTTTTCTTGACGATAATGTATGTGGCCACTATATACCCTAGTGTATTTGCGATATGTCGATGGTCTTGTGCCATGTTCGTTCTTAACCTTTTCATTTAGGTATAATCCACTTACTTCGGAATGACAAAATATAATTTCAGCATTTGGAAACTCTGTAAGTGTTTCAACCTCATGGTCAACATCTCTTCTCCATGGCATTAGCAATACCCTTCTTCCATTCCAATCTAATTCCTTTGGTTCTTTATAAACTTGAACATTTGGAATCCATTTTAGACTATCAATTGAAGTTACGTCATTTGACTTCTTTGCCCAAATATCATGATTACCGACAATCACATGGACAGGTAGGATCTTACCGAGTCGTTCAAATATATCAACTGCATAATTAAGTACCTTAATGTTAATTGATTGTCTATTATCAAACGTATCTCCAACCTGTATCAAAACATCGCCCGGTTTCACATGTTTCTTTAATGTTGGAATAAATAGGTTTTCAAAGAAATCCTTTTGAATTTCAAGCCATTCTTGTGAGTTTGCACGAACACCAAAGTGTAAATCGCCCAAGATCCACACACGGTTTACGTTTTTACTTGAGTTATTATCGATCATTAAAACAATTTTTTAATATTCTTGCGTTCAAGCACGCCTGTCTTTAAATCAAGCTCTTCGATTAAATCTTCTTTATATATGTTTGATAATGAATTATAAAACTTAGTTGGGTTAACATCAAAATACGTACACAGTTCGCTAAATATATCGATACGACTATAATTTTGTACCATTTCATCGACGATATAACCATATACCTCGTTAATTTCAACCTTTTTTAGTTTTGTATTTCTGCCATGCTCATCAATTTCATTGAATTGCTCAAATCTTGAGTTTGTTATTAATTCATGTATTTTACCTGCAATTAGCTCATAATGAATCTTTTCCTCTTCAGATCTTGAGTCCGCACAACTTGGATCTAAGTCAAATGAAAAGTTTGGTAAGATCTCAAAGTCTGGTGAGTCAAATGTATTTTCAAATATTTTATCTCTATCTATCATATTCCGTGTAAGTTGCTATTTGTTATTTCGTCAGTTTCAACTAATCTCATGTAATTCCAATTAATATTTAGCTTACATTTAGTCCCCTTTCCTTCACCATCTCTCATTTTTAAAATCTTAAGCCAATATTCATCATTTGCTCGCATCAAATCATCTTGAATAATTCCATACATAACATCGGCAGTATGTGAAAGACCTGCTGATTCTGCAATATCACTCATTGTAATATCACTTGAATTATAACCACTTCTTGTAATCTGAGTTGCAGTCACAATCAACCAATCGTGACGCTGACCCATTGCTCTTAAATCTTCTGCAATTTGCTTAATCTTTAAGTATGTGTTTTCGCTATTTAGGTTACGATAATTTGCTAAGATATTAATATAGTCAATTACAACTGCACCGATCTTAATTTGCTTTTCTTCTTCAAGTTGTGTTAAATATGCATCAATGTCAAGTACGCTTGCTTGTGATGTTGGCATCTGTTTGATGAACAATTGTCCAGGAGGCGTAAAGCCATCACCAACCGTTTCAAGCCTTCTTTTTATGTATTCATGATTCTTTGCCTTCTCTGCATAATCTCCAATATTTACAGAAAGAAGATTAGAACCAATACGCTTGACAAATTTATGTGCTGCCATCTCTGCCGTAATTACAACAGTGTTAGCTCCCATCTTTACAAAGTTAGCAGCATCATTTGCAAGATAGATTGACTTACCAATGTTCTGCTCACCCGCATAAACTACTAAGTTACCTCCCTTATCATAACCGCCGTTAAGTACGCGATCCACAAAGTTATAGCCCGAGCTAACCTTTTCTGCTTCTCTTTGATTGTGATCTTCGGCATTAAAGAAGTCAAGGCCAAGATCGGAATTAAATGAGATATTGTTTCTATCATTAATTAATCCCTTTACCTTCTGAATAATGCTATCTGCATTCTCAGGTGTTACTTGAGTAGTCTTAATAAACTCAATAGTATCAATTAACGATGTATCAAACGTTCTCCATTTAATCCAGGATTCGGCTGTTGAAATTAACCAATCTTCGTCATATTGTGCAAGATCAACATCAAAGATAACATCAAGAATGCCATCAGTAATCTTTTCCTTGGCTCTTTTATAATTTTGTACTAGAAGTTTGATTTGCTCTTTACCTGGAGTTTCATCAAACTTAACGTAGAATTTATTGGCCAAATGGCTTAAGATGTCAATCTCTTCAGATGTATAGTAACCTGTTTTAATTGCCTGTAAGTACTTAGGCTTTTCTAGAGATAGGCGGAAGAATATTTTCTCAAAATCTTGTCCGAATTGCATATTAGTTTTATTTTAATATTAAAAACAAGATTAGTCTTTTGTTTCTTCCATTAACTCTTCATAGTCGAATTCTACCTCAGTACTATAGTTAAATATTGGTTGTATTTTTTCGTTTATTTTTTCAAGGATTTCTTGTGTAAACACCTTTTCTGTAAAAAATTCTGAGTTTGATACAGTATGGTCAAGATGCTTACAAATCCATTTACGTGCTGTTTTCTTAGGAATCTTTTCACCCTTTTCAATGACTCCCTTTGTGATTCCAATATCTTCCCAATCAATATATTGTTCAAGACCAACGTATCGATTCATGCCTTCGGTATAGTGCAAATGGAATTTAATGTTTGTTGGTTTAGCAAATCTATTTTTGTTCGGTCTGGCCGCAACAACAATACCTGCCTTTTCACCGGAAGAATCCTTTAACTGTGCTTTACCTAAGAAAAGAACGATTGAAGCTGCATACTCTGGCCCTGTACCGCCACCTGCAACTTGTCGACTAATAAAGTCTTGTGTTTGATATGTATGGTTTGTAAATATAAATGGTACTTTCAAGTCAGCGAGGGGAGTCATAATAATACGGAAGATTGACTTTAATATTTTTGAACGCGTCATATCTGATTTCTCAGAACCTGAAACCGCATCGTTAATTTCCTTTTGAGTTGCAAGGTTACCTGCAGAATCAAGAATAATCATCATTTTCGGTAGATCAGCACCTGTTCTCTTTGCCTCTTGCATTCTCTTTGTGATCGTAGTTACTGAAGACCTAAACTCTTGGACCGTGTTAATTGGTTGATAGTTAACCTTGTCAGTATCAATCCCAAATTTCTTCATAAGAGTTTTATCAACTGCAGCCTCAGAATCATAAAAGATTACATTGTAACCCATATCAATTGCCCTGCGAATTGAGTTAAGTACTAAATATGTTTTACCAGTACCCGAAGGCCCTGCAATTGAACATGATCTATTGTTTGGCCAGCCTCCAAAAAGAGATCCACTGACACATGCATTAAGATGATAGTTACCAGTGTCAATCCACTCAGTAACATCACTAAAACTTGAATTTGACATTACAGAACCTAGTGGATTTAAACTAGCTAATTCTGCATTAATGTCATCAAAACTAAATTCCTTTTTCTTTGCCATAATTTTCAAATATATTTTTATCTTTTTTACGGAGCCTTTTCAGCTGTTCCATTAGCTTATTTGCCTCTGTACTCAAATCTTTCATTTCATCTTCAAGTGCTGAAAGCCTAGAGTGAATTGTTTGGTACTCCTTTACAATTTCTCTCTGTTCTGGTGTTAATGTATTAAGATCGATCATTTTTTTGCTGTGTTTCCTTTTGATCTTTTTCTTTACTTCTTATTAAAGACCCTGCTAACGCTCTAACCTGTTCTCCAAGCTGTGCATCGTTAGGGTATTTTTTACGTAAATCGATAATCTGTTGTTCTAAATTTTCCATAATAGTTTTATTAAAATAGTGCCGAAGCATAAATTAGATTAGTATCAAGTGTTTGTAGTCCAATTGCTTTTAAAACGCGATTTAATGGGTCAATCATTGACTTTTCAAATTGCATATCATAATCAACTGGAGGTGCAAACTCATATGGATGTTCACCTGGCATATATGCAAAGGTATCGCTTAAGTTACCTTTAACATGATAAATCTTAAGCTTCTCACCATTACCAATTAATTTATATTTGTTCTTATATTTTTTGTTATTATTCAATAGATAGTTATAAAATCCTGCAGCCTTGACATTCGGAGGACATTTAAGACCAAACTGTAATTCAATCTGATCATCAACAATATACTTTTCAATATTGTTTGTTCTCTTATTGAATGCAATATCGTCAAGGTCTGCTAATTTAAACTCAGTCTTGGCCTGCTTCATAAAGTTAACAAGCTCTTGTAAATCTTCAGCAGTTGGATTTTTATGCTTCTTAAATAAGATCTTAAGAGCATCAACCAATTTAGCTCTTGCGAATGATGGAGTTGATGACTGAATAGTATCAAATCCAATTGTCTTAATCTTTTTAAGTGAAGGATGTCGATCAGTCACTTCAAGCTTATCGTCCCATGCGATATTTTGAATGTACTTTTTCTTACTCATCCAAATACCGCCATACGCTACGGTTTCAAGTTCAAATATTAGATAATTGTCAGTGTTTCTTTTTTCGGCATATTTTTCCATTGCCTTGACAATATAATCTTTCAATCTGAAATTGTATAATTCAATAATAAATGCATCGATTGGCAGTTCTTCGTCAAGCCATTCAATTGAATTATACATTTCCTCAAACTGAACATAGCATGAATCGGTATCAATATAAATTACAGATGGTCTTTCAAGTTGATGCCTAACTTTAATATTAAACTTATCATGTACTAAAGTGTCTTTATGAAAGAATTCTTGAAAGTACTTATTTAATATACTTTCAGAGTATAAAATTGCGTCCTGTCCCTGTAATGTGATTGATTCTGCAATGTTTAGGTTAAAGAAGTGAAACCACTTATTACCAAATGCACCATAGATAGAGTTTAGAGTTACCTTTACTGCTTGTTCATATGCAGTATACTTGGCCGAAAGATCCTCATAATGTTGTATGAGGAGCTCTGCTTCTTCTTTGTTTAACTGATCGGTTGGTTTATTCTTTAACTCTTCTATATTCATATTAGGAAGTTTGGCAAGTTGATACAGTTAAAAGTGTCTCGCTATCTTTTGAAGCAAAAACAACCTTTGATGGAGAAATATAAACCCTTTGCTCTTCTTTATCGAGCAGGTTCAAATACTTCTTATATACTGTAACATCTCCACTACCATTACTTTCTGGGTTAATTACCACATTAAAAGATTTACCTTTAACATTAACTCCATTACCATTTGCCTTGATCGCAAACGTTTCATCTTTATCAAGAGAGAATAGATTTTTAACTTTATTAATAGAATACGTATCTAATTCAAAGTTAAATTCGCTACCATCCTTAGAAAAGATTGCTTCAATTTGATCGCCTGTCAAGTCTTTAAATCCTAAAGAAGGTTCAGAACAAGCTAGTGTAATTTCAAGCTCATCATTAAATAGGCGAAGTGTTGAAGCTACCAGATCTTCATCATTTTCAATAAATTCAATTTCACCTTTGATTGCGTCACTATCAAAATGCTTGATTGCATCAATTACCTTAGCACCATCAAAGAACGATATTTTCATTTCTTTGTTAGTTTCAGGAATTTCACCTAATTGAAAGATAGCACTTGTGTTTACTGCATGGTACTTCACTGCATCTCTTTGTGGAAGATAAACGGCTGAAGTAATACGATTAGGATCCATCTTCATATAGATGAATGAATCAATTAGCTTTACACGATTAATAAAATTTGTAAGGGCATGTTGGTCAACTCGATCAATTACTAATTTCATATTTTTTATTTGTTTGAATAATTTAAAGATTATATGTAGGATAGGCAAACTGTTTCACATAAAGCCAGGGAGTAGCGAATTCCCTGGCCTAAATCCGTTAACGATGTAACGGTCCTAAAATGTGACTGTATTACAAGTCACCGTATCTTACCCATCACAGCTTAAGCAATCAATTGTTGCTCTGGTTGCAATGTCTCCTCTTAAAACACTTTCAGTTCTCATATAGTAGAGCGTTTTAATGCCTTGATCGTAAGCTTCAAGGTGAACCTGATTAATAAACTTAGGATCTGCTGTATTTGGGAATGCTAAGTTTAGTGAAACTGACTGATCAACATACTGTTGTCTAACACCGGCCTGTCTTACTAACTCCATTTGATTAATTTCCTTAAATGTTAAAAATACATTTTTAATTGGTGTATATTCTTCTCGTTGCGCTATATCGAGCAGATCATATTCATCCTTGCTTATAAATTCTCCAATTACACTATGCTTACCATACCAATTGTCAAGTTCTTCAATACCTTGTACTGAACCTCCATCTTCAAGAATCTTGTCCCATATGTATTTCGTATTAAGGCCTGCTTGATCTAAAAACATTTCAAGTGTTTGATTCTTACGAATAAATGTTCCCTTTGCAGTTTGTTCAGTAAATACGTTTGCTGCCCATGGTTCTACACCTGGGGAAATATTACCACTGAGCTTAGAATTAGAAACAGTTGGTGCAACTGCTCTTAGGTGAGTGTTTCTCATTCCAGTACCAACACACCATAATGGCTCTCCCATTTCTTTAGCCATGTCGCGGCTTGCTTTTTCGCTTTCAGTCTTTAATTCACTAAAGATTTTACGCGTTTCAAATTGTGCTGTTAATCCTTCAAATGGAATGTTACGATCTTGTAGGTAAGTGTGCCATCCAAGAACTCCAAGGCCAAGTGCTCTACCCTTTTCAGCAGATCTGATAGAGTTTTCAAACCCTCTCATGAATTTTGCCTTTTGAATAAATTCCTCAAGTACACCATCCAAGAACCACGTTGCTGTATAAATAAGATCGGTATCCTTCCACTCATCATATTTTGCTAAGTTCAATGATGATAGACAACATACGAATGAATGATTTTCGTCCGTGTGGAGTGCAATCTCAGAACAGATATTAGTCATATAAACTTTTAGGCCATTTTGTTTATATGCCTCAGGATTAGCGTTATTTACATTGCCCTTAAACATAATGTATGGTTCACCTGTAGCTCTACGCTTTCTAAGTAGGGCAGCCCATCGCTTACGTGCCTCTTTATCTCCCTCTTTAATTTTTTGCATAAATCCATCAGGAACAACGACACATTGGTGAAGGTTCAATGATTGTCTGTTTGCATCTCCCTTTGGTTCACGAATTTCAAGCCATTCCCAAAAGTCTTTATGTTCAATATCAATATTTACTGAAGCAGCTCCACGTCGAACTGAACCTTGGTTTGTTGCAAGAATCGTAGAATCATAAATCTTACAGAATGGAACTACGCCATCGCTTGTACCATTACCACGAATCTTTGCACCTGCCGGTCTAATTTGATTAATACCGATACCAACACCGCCTCCATGTTTTGCTAACAACATCATTTCAAGATTCTTTGCTCCAATGTCGTGGATAGAATCTGCAACGTCAATACCAAAACATGAAATTGGAAGGCCTCTCTCTGTTCCAGTATTTGATAGGACTGGAGAAGCTAAGTTCAACCATCCTTTCCAAATATAATCAAAGAATTTGCTTGCCATTTCAGGTCTCTGTAGTCTTTTCGCCACTGTAGTTGCAACTCTCCAATATGCATCTTTAGGTGTTTCTCCTTCTAAAAGGTAGCCATTACTAATTGTCTTTACATAGATCTCAGTATTAGCCCAAGTTGGAAAGTCTACTCCAAGTTCCCAGCCTAAATCAGATCCAAAATTTTCAAATGGTTTATCATTCATTTTTGTTTCTTCTGATTTTTCTTTATTATTTTTAAACATATTAAACATTTTATTTTATATAAACATTAAAAAGACAATCCTCTTGCCTTTATGAGGTGTAACCATATGCCATTGATCTGAAGTATGGGCACATAAATCACCAATACCTCTTTCCTGTAGCATGACATTTGTTTTATTATTGTCATCTGCGTAGTAAGTTTCACCCCCGGTAAATGAACTTGTTAGTAAAATAGAAACACCAACCTGGCACCATAACATGTGACCTTTATCTCCGGTATCAATGTGCCAACTGTGTCCCGTTGGATGCTGTTCTATCCTCCAATAGGATTCTTCTTTAACTTCAAAATTGAAATCATCAAGAAGGCGTTTAACTATCTTGTCAACTATTGGATGCTGATACCTGTTCATTTTGTAGGTGCCGGCATTAATATGAAGTAATTCATTTACCTCTTTATCAGATAAGAAATCTTTTTCAAATATTTTCATGTTTAGAAAATATCGTCTTCATCCCAGTTTTCATCTTCTCCTGCCTTTGAGTAGTCAGTCGGCCTAATCGCAAAGAAGTCAGTATGTGTTGTACCGCCAGTAAGATGATAAAACCAATCTAATTCTGAAGCCTTATCTTCATCAAATTCAATAAACGGGCCATCATAGCCAAGTTCTGCAATTTTTTCGTTTGCTCTCTTTACAATAAAGTGTTTTAGATCATCTGCCTTTAGGTTTTCAAGGTCTCCCATCTCAAACATCTTATTAATAAACTTATGTTCCATTTCAACCATTAATTTAGCAGCTCTAATGACATCATCCTTTACCTCTTCTTTTAATTCTGGATATTCTTCGCACATATGTCTAAATAATTGACAACCCATTCTGCTATGTAATGATTCATCACGAACTGACCATTTCATTTGTTGGCCAATACCCTTTAATAAGTTGCGCATTTGGAATGAGTATAAAACAGCAAATGAGCTATAAAGTGATACGCCTTCTGCAAATGCTGAGAAAATAGCAAGCGATCTTGCAACTTGCTTTCTAGCCTCTGAACTTTTTGCTAGGTCTTCATGTGTCCAGTCGGCTTCCACCGAAGTTAAATGTTCAAATTTATCTGCGGTTGCAGGTTCGTGTAGAAATGCTGTGAAATCTTCAAGCCCAAGTGTTTCATTTAAGTATGAGTAGGCGGTGGCGTGAATCGTTTCTTGAGATCCAAACATCATTGCCATTTGTTTTATCTCATGTTTTGGAAACCAATTTGTAACCATGTTAGTCCAATAATCCGAAACTGCACATTCAGTTTGTGCAAATCCTAGAAGAATGTTACCTACTAAATTCTTTTCATGATCTTGCATTCTTTCATTCCAGTCCTTTACATCTCCCTGCATTGAGATTTCTGTATGTAACCAAAATGCTTGCGCCTGTTTTAGCCAACCCTCTGTATAGTATACTGGGTATTCAAATGGTTTAAATTCTATTCTTTCTTCAAATAATGACATATTCTTATATTACTTTATTTTTTAGACTAAAAAAGGCCTAATTGATAGACCTTCTTTGGATTGACTTGTTTACTAAACTAGTTATTTATATATCAAATAATTCTGCCAGAATGTCTGAATCTACCTAAATTTTTTTTTCAATTCATCGGCCTTTGTAAAGTACTCATATGATGTTTTCTTATAGTCTTTACGCTGTGTGTATAAGTCCTTTAAGATCTTTTTAAGGATAGAATCTTCCTTCTTATATACTACGCCATTTTCACAAACGATTTCATGCTCATTCTTTCTTCTTTCGGCTATTTCATGTTTTGCAACCATATCAACATATGCATCAGGAGAGATGTTGAACTGTCTCATAACCGATGGATATAGGGATGCAAAGTCAAATGCACTTACTCCAGAATAATATCCAACAATTGGTTGTTTCACAAAAGCACCTGCGTACTTACCGTCTTTTTGACCTTCTTCTTTATTATAATCAACTCCAATCTTATGATTACTCTCAGCCATCTTTCTTGTCATAAGTGCTTCGGTAACGGCAACAGGTGACGCTGCTTTATATAATGGCATCTGTGTAATTGTTGCCAATGTTAACATAACTTCCATTGACTTTAACCTTTCGTCAATATAGTAAACCAAAATCGAATCGACTACGTTATAGTAGACATATTTTTGGAAGTCATTTTCATATAAATCCTGTAACGAACCTGTATATTTAATCTTTGCGACATCGAGTACTTGGCTTGAAACAAAATCAAGTTTATTTGATTCTTTAACCTTTACACTACGATCATACTTATCATATAATTGCATATAGTCAAGAATACCCATGTGTAATGGTCTACTATCATTTTTATCTAATGAACCTGTAACTGCAATATCTGTTAAATCAATTTGCAATCTCTTACAACGATTTACAATATATTGCCAGTCATAATTAATAAAGTTCCAACCTGTCATCATTGGAAACTTTGGAAGGAATTTATGCAGGAACGTATACAACATATTGTATTCGTCCTTAAATTTGTAATATGAAAATTCCCAATCCTGATCGTAATTCTTAAAATGCTTATTAGTGTCCTCTTCAATCTTTTTAATTTGGTCACTAGATAAATCATCTAAACCAAGCACAATCGCCTTGCGTTCTGGGGTAATAATAGAGAATGTTAAAATTCTACTCTTTGCTTCTTCTGCTTTAGGAAAGCCATCGACGATTTCAGTTTCAATATCGACAAAGTATGTGCGAGGAATGTTAAACTCAAAGATTTCTTCACGATCTTTTTCTGGTAAAGAGTCCATGAAATAAACAAGCGAGAATTTATTAAATGATCTCGCACGTCGTCTTTTGATGGGACGACCATCCCAATTTGTAAACTTATTGTCTTTCCATCTATCGGTTTCATTGGTAACGACCCAATTTTCAAACTGATTAACTGGATATCGCTTAAACGCTACTTTTCCTTCTTTGTTATAATATGATACAATTACTTCCTGATCTCTTTGTTCAATATCTAATAGCATTTAAATTTATTTTTGTGTGATATACGTTATATCATATGATGGTCATGATGTTTCAACCTATGTCTTTAAATATTCTATAAACATATGGGCTGCTTTGTAATTAGTTGCAAGTGGCACACCATGGACGTCACATAGTCGCATTAGCATTGAGATGTCAACGTCATGTGGATGTTTATCTAATGGATCCCTAAAGAATATTATTGCATCCATTTCTCCACGTGCCACCATTGCTCCAATTTCTGCATCTCCACCAAGAGGACCACTATTTACACGTTCAACTTTATCTACACCTGCATGTTGAATTGAAGTCCCTGTTGTTCCAGTTGCTACAATCTCAACATCTCCCCTATTAAAAAAGTCAAGCCGTTTCATTACAAAGGCAACCATATCGGCTTTCTTGCCGTCGTGTGCTATTAGTGCTATCTTCATTTAATTTTAATTTCTTCTCTTACAATTCTCTTTACAACAAACTCTTTAATGTCTGCATAAGCTTGTCGTTCCCCTTCTACTATAGGATGGTCTAAAGAGATTTCAAAGCCTTCCACTTCACCATGTTCGGTTTCAAAAGCATCGATAAAGTCTTGTAGTTTATTAACTAATTCTGGTTTCATCTCTTACCCCTTTCTTTATTGTGTTTATCACAGAGTGTAACTAGCCAACCGTTTATTTTTCTCACCCCACCGGGTTCGCCACAGACTTCACAAATCTCATAGCTTTTATCCTCAGCTTCACTAATCAGTTTATGCACCCCATCTGACGCATCATTAATATAGAACCTGAGCCCACCAAACTTCTCCTTGATCTGGCAGATCTGACGATCCCAACCAAGTTTAATTGACTCTTCAATAAGCTCTTTAATTAAGCCTAGCCATCCGTTGCCTACATCAAAGAAGTATCTTTCCATGATCTTTGGTCGATCTGTGAAGTAGCCATTCTCTAAACCTCCGATCTCCTTCAAGAACCCTTCAAAGTCCTCGTCTGTCATATAGTACTTGTTCTCTACCATTTTGATTCTACGTTTTTACAAACCATTTCATCTACAACCGTTTTCTTACAATTATCCTTTGGCCGCTCCGGGCATAGGACCTCTCTTACAAAGTTCCGTGCCTCTTCAAGAGTTTTAAACTTGGTGCGAACCTTATAGCAACCGCCATAACCACATTTTTCGTGTTTAATGTCTACCCAACGATACCACCATAAGAATCTCTTCCATTCTTGGATGTAGTAGTATTCATGTTGAAGTTTACCATACTCGTCAAAGTATTCGTAGTGTTTGATTAAAAAATTTGCTTGTGCTTTCATCTTAAAAAGTTTAAAATTTTATCTTTAATTCCACTCTGTTTAATACCTTCCCCGGACCGAGGAGTCCATACGAAGTTTTCTAGTCCCCAATCCCTATCATAAGGACCATATGCACTAGCATTAATATGGATGCCCATATTTAGGTCATCAACCGCTACCCAGTGTGTAGCCTCCGGATGGTCTCGCAACCATCTCTTAATCTCAAAGTGTCGCTGTTGTTCTAAGTCTTCTTGCCTAGACCATGGAAATTCACCATGTGGTTTAATGAAGCCTTCTTCGACCCAATTAGTATAGTGAAACTTCTCAGTAACGCCAATTGGTCGCTTAACGATACCCTGTGTCTCGTAGTAATCACCTAGCTCGTCTAGATTTGCATGAAACCTCCAATCTGATGATACTACAATCTCGGCTCCAGTTTCCTCTAGGATTGAGTTAAGTACCTTAATTGCCTTTTTGTCAAAGTTATCGAAACGAACTTCAACGGGTCCATTATCTTCGAATCCTTTGTGTTGATTATCCTTGGTAAAAAACTTATTTTGTTTTTTGAACCGAGAACCCCAATTATTTGAGAGGCAAATTACACCATCGTTGTCTAGGAAGATTACTTTCATGTGTCTTATATTATCAAAGGTGTCACTTGTTTCCTAGACAAATATAAACAAAAAGATTGACACTAGGCAACTTTTTTTGCAAATTAGCCTCTAAATTTTGCATAGTTCAAGAGCAAGTTGTTGATATTATCAGCTCCGACTGGATTTGCACTCTGGATTCTCCACATTGGCAAATCTATGTCTTTGTCAATACACCAGTCAACAAGCCATTTTGCACATTCATAACCACTCATGGTTTCTCTCTTCTTAATACGTGCTTGGTGCTTGCTCATTCCTTTAGAAACTTTCTCTGGTGCAACATCTTCACCTAGATCATGGTCAAAGCAAATCACGTCTGGCATGCCATTCTTCTTAATCCAGGCCACAAAGTCGTTATAGTTTGTCACCCATGTAATATCATAGTGAAATGGGTTGACTTCGCGGGTTGCAAGCCAGTTGTGCCACATGATGTCTTTAGGGTCTCTAATGTCGTCTAACCAAAGTAATTTTTTCATTTACTTAAAGTCTGCTATAAATGACTCAAACGTCTGTAAGTGTTTCATTTTTCTACGTTTCTTTTTATATTCTTCTTCTGTATCGCCTTGGCCTGTAGGAACATCACCAGAACCGACATCAGTTGCAGTTGGGAACTTGATCGGCCCCATGCCGCCAACATCTCCGGGTTGCAAATTGTCTTCAACTTTGTCTGGCAATCCTTCGTGTTTTGTACTAGCATATTTCTTAAGTTGTTTAAGAGTCATTCCGTCTGCTAGGTCTTTAACTTCCTGGCTAGCATCTTTGACATCAAGCTCACCTTTTTTATAAGCGTAAGCCATTCCCATTAGTCTCTGTTGTGCTTTACTAGTTGCTGGCATAATTCTTTATTTTTAATTACCAAGCGTAACCAAAGTTATCAATTTGTTTAATTCTATCTCTAAGGTTCTTAGCATAATTTTTTGCTTCTCTAGCGTAGTATGAGTTTTCTTTACCCCATTCTGCTTTCTCTTTTTCAGCATCTGCAACATATTGCACATATCTACTATAATCATCTAGAATAGTACCCATATGATTAGAAGCATCTTTCATTTTAGCTTCGCGTCCTTTTGAGTTTTTACCAACAATGATATCACCATAACGTCCTTTTTCACCTTTAGCTAGACCTTCTTTAATCTGATTGGCAATTTTATCAATTGCATCTTTAACCATTTTATCAAGTGGTAATGCTGAAGCCTTATTAGCTAAGATCTCATTATATCTAGCTAAATTTTCAGCTTTAAAATCTTTATCTGATTTAAAGGCAATTGCTCCTTTCTTAGCAGCATCTCTTGAATCTATCTGTTGTAGAGCTGAATATCTTTGTTTTAAAATATCAATATCGATTACGATCGCTCTGTCTGCAAATTCAGCAATTCTCTTAGCACTTGAAAGTCCAGTAGCTCCATAGCCCTTTCTTTTCTTGTTAACACCAAGTGAATCCGATTTATTAGTCTTTGTTAAGACTCTACCTTTATTAGAGCTAAATCTTTTATAGACAGATCCCATAAAGTCATTGTTACCATCTAGAACTGCAATTAATCCAGCAGGTATTCTACCGTCATACGAGTCTTCAGTATATGGGCTCATCTTCTCGTTGTCAATTAAAAAGAACTTAACTTTAGTACCGCCTTTTTGTTTGTAAGCAACTTTAGGATCTACTTCTAATAAGTCATGGTCTTCAATTTTATCAAGTTTAACCTTTGTATAATTATAGAATTCTTGTGCAATACCTTTATCCCAGCTAGATTTCTTCTTAGGTGTTAAAAGCTTTGCAAGCTTCATTGACTTAAATGCTTCATTAAGCATTTCAGACTCATTTAAGCTTTCTACAAACTTAGAGAAAGACTCGATAATAAAAGACTCACTAGTGGCTTCATTACTAGTAGACTCTTTAATATTTTTACCACCCATTTCTTTGTAGATTCTAATCAAGTTTTCTAGGTGTTCTTCGTCTCTTGCATTAGTAACTCTACCTTGTTTAGCTATTTTATCCTGAAACATTTTAATAGCATCTTCAAGTTTCTTTAGTTCCATAGATTCGGTAACTACAGACTCACCTTTAAAATCTTCAGCATTCTCTTTGTCCTCTTTGTCAACATCTTCAACTGGATAAGTTTCACCGTCAACTGTAAACTCTTTCTTACCATCAGCAATTGCTTTAGCTCTTGCTGCACCGAAAGCATTACCTTCTTTAATAGTCACTGGTTGCCAAACTTAGAGAGTGAAATGCCTTCCTCAGATACATTAAAATACTTAGAGTTTCTGCGCATCCACCTAGAAGAATCTCTAGAATATTCCTTTAGAATACTATCAAACTCTTCTTGTGTGATTTTACCGTCAGCAATTGCCTCGAGCATTTTATTTCTTACCCTAGCACTCTTACCTGCTGTGATTGCAGGATATTTTTCAGTATACTTTCTTTTTAGTTGAATTTTTGATTCGTTCATTGTAATTTCTTCCTCTGGAATGTCCCAATCAGAAGTTAAAGTATCATAAAAATCTAACATATCATCTTCCTTTTTGAAAACATAAACATCAGATCCTTTCATTTTTGACATTTTTGACCAACGACCATCATTGTATGCGTCGATTGCTTCAGGTGCATGTCTTAAACTTACCCTTAACTCATTCTTAGACGCCTCGTTAATAAACTTATTGAAATTAATCATATTTTTATTCGTGTGTTTTATCTATATATTACCCTTTTTTAAAAAATTGAGAAAATGTGAGTAGATTTGATTCTTCAATTGGACTAGCTTGAGTCTTTAGTTTTTGATGATTTAAATATGTCGTGAATGGCATAACGCTTGATTCGTTACTCTTTAACATTACGATACCTTCAATTTTCTCAACAATTTCATTAATCTGAGCCATTAGATCTGTGTTAATAATATCTGTTTCCTTTGCTCTCTTTTTTCTAAATGAACCGATCGCAATTTTGTAAAGTTCAGCCAGTGTCTTATTGTTTACCAATTCAATGGTTTTTTCATTCATTATGAATTTAGTATTAAGATCGAATTCTGGACGATCACTAAATCCAGCAGAATCAAAATTAACACCAGCATATTTTGCTGCATTTTCATTAACATATGCATTAAATACATTTGAAATTAATTCAATGTATCTCTCATCTGCATTCTCTGATTCTATTTTAATATTGCTAATGTCATACTCTGCAAAAAACTCAACTAAATCTAGAAGAGCAATCTGGTATGTGTCACTTGGTTTTCTAGACTCAACTACCTTACTATTATTTCCACTTAGCTTAAAGTTCTTGGTACCTTTACCATCGAAGAAATTAATTACCAAACAATCAATTTCACCATCAAGATCTTCATTGAGCGCAGTTTTGTTAAGTGAATTGTCAAATATATTATAGGCTCTTCTTGCGAAACCAAGAGATTCAAACGCCATATTACGTTCTTCATCACTCATTTCTAACAGTTTAATAAGCTCATCCTTTTGATAATGACTTAAAACACCTTTAAAAATAACCTGTGGTCTTTGTACTTCTAATTTATCAGCCCATTCAAAAAGAATCTTTGGTTCTCTAATAACCTTTTTAATTAGTGTCTTATCTGCTGGGTGTAAAACCTGAATATGTGTTAAGATAAGTCCATTCTTTGGTAGAGTATCATATTTAATGTCTACTGTTTGGCTATCTGTCATATAATCAAAGCCAAACTTCCAATCAATTGGCATTTCAGCTTTAACTTCGTCATTAATAGATTCAAAGTACTTAATTGCATTTTCATAATATTTTGCAATCGTACGATCTACCTTATCAAGCGATTTCTTCTTACCACTTTTAAAATACTCGTATCCTTTAGCATCATTGCGAACATGAAACGATGACGCTTGTACCTTTTCAGTAACCACACATGGAGACTTTAACATCTCCATAAATTCTTCACGGTTTGTTGATTCAAAATATGTTTGTAAACTTTGTAATGCCATGTTATTTAGCCATATCTTCAGGAAGCGGTAAACCCGACATTCCTAATTTAACTTCAAATTCTTTAAAAATTTCATCTCTCTTCTCAGGGAATTTAAATTGACCTGAGTTTATTAGATCTCTTAGACTTTCATAAGTCATAATGTCCTTAACATCCGCACCTGTAAATAAAAGATCTGTAATCTCTTCGGGCACATTTGTAATCTCTTTATCAAACTCTTTAAGTAGTTTAGCATTTTTAACAAGGCCTCTTTTACCAACAAAGGATTTGCGAACCTTAACGACTCCCTGATTTAGGCGGATTACATATGCCTCATATTCTTTAGTATCTCCTTCTTCAGTTTGATCTAAAATCTCAACAAATGACTTTCCAATTGCAGCCATTAATAATATATTTCTATATGCACCTTTATACTTTGACTCATCCTTTGTAAAGTCTGGAGAATGGTACATAAACTTACTCCATTTTATGTCTCTCGATAACATTAAATCTACTTGACCAACTCCATTTTTTGGATTACCTTCAATTGGTGCTGCAATACTAACCTGCTGGAATCCCATAGCCATTGACACATCCATTCCATTCTGCTTTAATATATCATTCATCTCAAAGAGAACTTTACCTAGAGATGTATCTAAGTGTCCTGCAATCTTATCTGCTGAAACTGCGATATCAATATCTCCACTCGTTTCACCTGGATTCTTTTTACCAGCACTTCCAATAACTGCAGCGTCATCTCCTAATCCATCGATTCCAAGTAGAGGAAAAACATTCTTTTCAATCCACTCTAATGTCTTTGGAACTTCATGTTGCTCAAATGGTCTTGATTGTGCAATTGCATTTCCTGACTCACTTATAAACTGCTCAAATAGTTTAACGTATCTCATTATACATACTTTCTTAATTTATTATAGTATTTATAAAGATAACTTGGGACCATCTTTTCGAATGCTTCTCTATCATCGTTTGTAAGTGCTTCTCTTGTTTTGGTTCCACTAGGACCTCCCTCTGCCCTTGCATCTACCATTTCCAGTTTAAAATCAGGATGAACTATAGTATCTGTCTTTGGACCTGTAACATATTTAATCTGTGGTGTATAAGCCTTGATTCTATCACTACCTGCGCCGACCCCAACTGTTTCATAACCTTGCTCTCTCAAGAATCTAACAAACCAAGGAATAACTGTTCTACCATAATTGTTCGGGTAGATAAAAAAGTCTGCAATTTCCTTTTCATTCTTTGCAACCTCTTGACCAATTTGTAGTAGTAGGCTCTCTGGAAAAGGAGACTCTTCTCTCTTTGAAACAATCTGCATTGCTACTACTGGCTTACCAAAAATCTTAGCAGCATTTTTAAGTGCCGCAATGTGCCCATTGTGAAATGGCTGAAAACGACCTGGCATTACTACAACTTCTTCGCCTTCGATTGGTTGAGTAACATCTGCCTCGTTGATAAACTGTTCAAATAGCTTAACGTGTTTCATTGTTATTATAGATTTTTAAGCGCTGACTCAAGGTTACGGATCGCCGCATCGATGGTTTTCCATTCTTCAGCATCCTTTCCCTTTTTAAACACATCTTCTAATTCTTTAAGCTTCTTTAATCCTGTAGCTTTGGATACCTGTAATTCTTTAGCAGCTGACTGTGATTTAAACTTAGCAGTATCACCTGACATAAGACTATGAAATGCTGCCCAAGCTTCTCCACTGTTTTTATAGTGTGAAAAATAGATCGATTCTGTACTACGCCCTGTATTAACAGTAATTCCTAAAAAATCAACAAATACTGAAAATGATTTGCCGTTACCCATAAAGAATTCTACCATTGTGTATTCTCCTTTACCTGTTACTTCTGCTCTTTCAATTTTATATTGTTCAGCATTATCTTCAAGCTGAGACAATTCAAATTCAAAATTACTTGCTCTACGCTTACCTGCTAGTTTTTGAATTGCATTCTTTAAATCCTCTGAATTATAAGGGTCTAACATTATTGACTTAGCCTCATTAAGATAGGTTTCAAATAATTTAATGTGTTTCATTTTATTTTTTTATTTTTTATATGCTAATATACTTCTAATTTGATGGATTGGTGCAAAGATTCCAGTATACTTATAGAC